ACAACGGCTGGTCAACCGCGCTATGCTATACACATTGCAAAAGCTGCAAAAGCAGTTGGCGTTGATGGTTACTTTTTTGAAGTACACGAAAATCCTAGCGCTGCATGGAGTGACGGGTCTAATATGATTAAGTTAGATAAGTTTGAAGAAATATTAAAACAATTAGTATGAGAGTATTTATAGGGCATGATAGCAGATACCCAGACGCTACTAAAGCATGCTACAATTCGATTAAAGCATATAATAAAAATATTAAAGTAATACCTTTATATAAACACAAGTTAATAGACAAGGGTATATATGGTAGAAAAGATATACAAGGTGAATCAACAGAGTTTTCATTTACTAGATTTTACGTGCCACTTATGTCTGCATACAAAGGTGTGTCTATGTTTTGTGATAATGACTTTATATTTAGAGATGATGTTGCTAAAATTTTTAATCAACTAAACGATAACGATTTAGTCGCTTGTGTTAAACATAAGTATTATGAATCAAAAGCAACTAAAATGGACGGCGTTGTGAATAAGGCATATCCAAGAAAAAACTGGAGTTCATTAATGGTTTTTAATAATGAAAAGTTAAAAGATGTTTTAACAAAAGAATATTTAGATAAAGCAAGCGCTGCCGATTTGCATCAATTAGCTTGGGCTGAAAATAAAATAAGTGAGGTTGATAAAATATGGAATCATTTAGTTGGAGAGCAAAATGGTGCTAGTAACGCTAAAGGTATACACTTTACAAATGGTGGACCTTGGTTTGAAGAATATAAAGACTGTCAATTTGCAGATGAATGGAGAAAGATATTAGGGAAATAGTAAAAGATAAATCAGTTATATTTGTTGGTAATTCTGTAGAGATAATGAAGCATGAACATGCTAAGTTTATAGAAAGTCATGATATAGTTGTTAAGTTTGGTAGAGCATTAGAAGCTACACCGTTGCAAGAAAAATCACTAAGTAACAGGATTGATGTATGGGTTACTGGTCAGTTTAGATCTCATGCGTTTAGAAAAATGAAAGATCATTTTAAACCTGGTGGTAAATTTGAAAACACACATATATTATTAAATAGATCAAGAGGTAATTTTCATTTAAAAGAGTTTGTTCTTGAAAAACATATGTGTCCTCATTTAATAAAATATGGTTATCAAGAAATGTATAGTGATAAAGAAATTATTGATACTATGAAAGTTTTTGATAGAGATGTTATAGGTACTGATCTTAGACCATCAAGTGGTTTTTTAACTATACTATGGTTTATAGAAAAAGTTAAAACATATAAAAGCTTATCATTAATAGGCTTTGACTTCTTTACAAAATCAACACCAGCTAAAAGAGTTGGTTATAATAAAAAATCTAAAAAATCAAATGTTAGCGCACACGATCCGCATAGCTGGCATTTACCTATATATTTAAGACCAGCAAGTGCTCATGATACTTATCTCGAAGAACAATTTGTTTCTTGGTTAACAAGAACAAATCAAGTTACTTGGCATATATTAAGTGATTTAAAAAAGAGAAGTATTAAGTATACAGGCTGGGCAAAGAACTTGCCAATGATAATAACAGCCTCTAATCAAAGAACTAAATATTACAAATCAAGAGTTAAAACTACTTAGCGCCACAAGGCTTACCATTAGCTATATTAACCCATTTTTCTTTTTGGAACCAGTCGCGCAACGTAGCTCCTTTTTTTCTAGCACCTTTTACATTAGACTTACTAGATCTTTTGTATTTACCTTGAGCTGCAGCAGTACGTTTAGCACGTATTACTTTTTGCCTTTCAGCTTTGCTCATACTTTTATATTTAGCGTATGGTAAACAAACTTTTTTGGTGCCGCCACCTTTTATTTTACTTTTTGGCATTTTTAGGTTTTTTATGACCACATCCTTTTTTCATAAGTGCCTTATGTTTTCTAAGACTACTTACATCATGGACAGATCCGTCTTTACAATACATTTTATGTTTTTTCATTTTTTTGCTTTTTTATCTGCGTCTTTTTCCCAAGGTAAACCTCGGCTTTTTGTGTTTATATAATCAGTTGATATTTTTAAGCTTTTACCACCTGGATTACTTTTCCATTTGTAGTATAAACTATTAAATTGTAATTGTGGCTCATGATCTTCACCAGCTAAACTCATTTGCAATTTATGACCTTTTTCATGCTTTATAGTTTTAAGCATATTTTTAGGACTTAAATCTTTGTTTACAAATATAGTTTTATTCTCATCAATATAACCCCAATGTTTTTTAGTAGGCATATCAACAAGTTTAATAACGTTATCTAGTTTATTAGAGCTTGGGTGTAAGCTTAATAACTGATGAAAAGGTTTCATCTTAAATCCCATTACTTTCTTCTTTTAATTTTTTTACAACTACCTGGTGAAAACGGTTTTTTACCTTTGACAGGCGCGTAACCTGGCCAACATCTGCCTTTCTTTTTACTTTTTACCATGTTTTCTTTTTAATGCCATTTTACATCTTTTTGCTATAGCTGCTTGTTGTTTTTTACCTGATACTTTTGATCTCTGCTCCATTACAGTTAATATTTGTATTTTACGAGCATAAGGTTTGCTAATTCGTTTAACTTTAGCACATGTAGCTCTAGCGTCTGCAGGTGTTTTATATTTAATACCTACAGTATCTTTAGGGTTTTCGTCTGTGTATAAACGTCTACCACTACCTTTAGGTTTTTTACCTGTACCTTTAACCGGATCTGGCATTACTTTTTAGATTTACCCATTTTACCTGGGCCTCCAGCTTTAGTACATCTTACACCCCATCCTGAAGCATAAGCGCTAGGCCATACCTTAAATTTTCTTTTTGCTGCAGCTTTACAAGCTGGACTAATTTTTCCCATTACCTTTAAATTTTTCAATTGAACTTATACCAAAGCATCCTAAAGTAACCCACACAAACGAGTTATAAACAACTTCGTTTATAATAAGATCTTTGTCTGCAAAAAGGCTTGTGCATAAATCAGCTACGGCAAAACATACCATAACTACAAACGAGGCAAAGCCTACTATATTTTTTTCGTTAATATCGTTTTTATCTTTAAATAATGTCCACATATTATTTCTTTTTACCACCACGAGAATATGGAAATAAAGCGTTCATAGCTTTACGTCTACCTTCACATCCGCATGGTATATTTAAACCTTGTGATACTCTATCTACCATAGACTTAATACCAGTCTTAGTGGTGAACTTGTGTATACTATCTCCTAATCCTCTTGATTTCATAATATTAACATTTCCATCTACGTCTAGCAGCTCGACCTCTTTCACCGGTCCAACCTTTTGATCTAGCGCAAAATGATTTTCTTCTTTTAGCAGCTTTGCTACCAGGTTTAACTTTACCTGTTACAGCTGTTTTTAATTTACTACCAGGGTTTTTACGTCTATAAGCTGCAACACCTTTTTTAGTCATACCAGCGCCTTCTTTAGTAGTTCTAAAGTTTCTGTTCTTACCTTTGGTAGTTTTTCTTACGTCTGGTTTTCTTTTTCTTTTAGCAGGCATTATATTACCATGTATTTAGTTTTACCGCCTTCACGATAAGCTTTTAAACATCTTTTTCTATTTTCGTCTGGGTGTACATAACTAACATGCACCCAAGCTGGATTACTATCATCACCAAACTCCCAAATCATTTGATCGTAGTCTAAATTTTCTTTAATCCATTTATACATATCAGCATTAGACATGTTACCGTATGTGTCGTCAATATCCATTGCTTGACCGTGACAATGCTGTGATTTAGCTGATCCACCAATCGCAGCGTTAAGTTCTGGTCCACGATAAAACGAATTTATCTTTATAGGACCTCCTACGTGCTCTCTAAGAGGCTCAAATACTTTTTCTGCAATAAGCTTCATGTTTTCTAAATGAGACTCAGAGGGATCATTTTTTAAACCTAGCCTTAAAGCAGTAATACTGTGTATTCCTTCTTTATAAGATACGTGTTTACTTATTCTATCCATTTTTAAGTGCTTGTTTTACAGCTCTAGCTTTACGCTTTATTTCAGCTGCTTTACCAATTATTATTTCATCTACTGTAGTTTTACTCCACAATAAAGTCCATACATCTTTCCAATATTCTTTAGTTAATTTCCACATATTTTTTTTTATTAAATAAATTTATAGTCACGCTTATTGTTATGCCGCCAAGCGCTGTAGCGGCTAAATCTTTTGTATCAAACTTATTTCTGCTTTCAGTTGCATCAAGAAGTTCTTTTGCTGTTCCTGCTAATAAAGCAGTACCTATGCCTGCTAGCATAGCTTTCTTTTTATCTTTTGTTTTTTGCCAGACATAAGTATAACCAGTAGCTCCAGCTATAGTACCTGCTGCAAAATGTAGTTGTTTATCTCTTGGTATCTGAGCATTAGCAAAGCCCACAATACCCATTACAAATAGGACACATAATTTAAAATTTACTTGCGTTATTAATTTCATTGATGGCTTCTTGAATATCATTTAAATCTGCTGGTAACATAAGATCTAAACCAGCTTTAAAAACAGTTTCTTTTATACCGTCTTTAAATATTATTAACGTGGGTGCCATACGAACCCTATATTTCTTTTTAGCTTCTGGAGCCTTAGCTATATCAATTCTATAATATACAGCATCTTCTAACTTATCCCACTCTGCAAAACAATTAGCTTCATTAAACTTAGCCCAAAATTCTACAATAACAGGTTTTTTATCATCATCACCAAATGCATTATGGCTATTTATTATGTCTTCAAAGTTATTATCTGTAATCCAATATTTTTCAGGAACATCTGATTGACTATATGATATAAGTGGAATTAACATTAAAATTAAGTACTTCATTTTTATTTCTTTTGTAGTTCGTATAATCTTTCGTCGATCTTATCTAGT